ACTTATATTATAAAAGAAAATTAAAAATAAATCAATTTTTAAAAATTATTTTACTTTTATTCCCCAATCTCCTCTAGACCATCCGCCGCAATAAGTTACATCAACTACTGTTTTATCAAGCCAATTAGTTAAAATACCATTAGTAATTTTACCATGTCGATATTCAATTCTTTCTTCTGCATAAGAATTGATGTCAGTTAAAGTAATGAAGCCCCATTCAGTTGTTTGATCAAGTATAGCTTCTATATAAACTGAAACAGGTTCTTTTTGAAAACTTATCGTTTCATAATAACTAGTTTCATCTCCGGCTGTAAACTCATATTGTAATTTTACTAAATCTTTTATATTGGACATCACTTACTCCTTTCTACTCTTTTATTTCACTAAAGTCGATGTTGTTAAAAATGAATTTACGTCTTGGCTCTACGCTCTCTCCCATTAAATCTTCTAATAAGAATAAGCTTTCTTCTGTAGGAATTAATTGCTCCATTCTCTGAAATTCTTCAGTAAACATTGACCTACGAGCTTGGTCTTCCGAAAGGGCGCCGAGTCCTTTGTTACGCTGAACTTCACCAGTAATTTTATTTCTTACTCTATTAAATTCACTATCGGTAAAGTAATACTTTTCATCTTTACCTTTTTTAACTATATAGAGTGGAGAACGAAGCCAGTATAAACGTCCTTCATCGAGGAATTCTGGAGCTAAATAACGGAGCGCCGCCATTATTAAAAGACCGATATGACTTCCATCTGAATCTGCGTCAGTACAGATAGCTACTTTTCCATAACGTAATTTCTTTGCATTATATTTACCTGGCACAATATTCATAGCACTAAGGAAAAGTTTGATTTCTTCATTCTGAAAAATCTTTTCATCAGGATTGCTCAAACAATTAATCATTTTTCCTCGAAGTGCAAGTATTCCATATTTAGTTACATCGCGCGCAACTGCCATTGAAGCTGCGGCTGAATTACCTTCTACAAGAAGAAGTGTTGAATTTTCTCCGAGGAATTCAGCATCTTTCAGTTTATCTGAAGCAAATACCTTTTTCTTTTGATTCTTTTCAATTTCTTTACCTGCTTCAAGAACCTGCTTGCGCGCCCTCTCTGCAGCACGTTCAGCTTTAAGTTCTTTAGTCAAAAGAGTTAATATTTGTTCAAACTCTGCTGGATGTCGTCTACTAAAGTCTTCTAACATTTGCGTAGTTGCGCGCTGTGCAAGTCCACGAAGTTCTGGGTTCGTAATTTTATCTTTAACTTGACCATTATAAATTGGATTTTTTAAGTTAACAGAGCAAATATAGACTAAACCTGCACGAGCTATATCTCCACTTCCAATATCTTTCACTTTTCTTTTAAAGAAATTAGTAATAGAAGTCTTAATTCCAGTTATTGGCGTACCGCCATTTTCATTTTCTCCTCCATTAGAGAAAAGATAAAAACGCTCTTTCCCAGTAGTCCAATTTAAAATTATTTCCATATCAATATCATTTTCAGAGACTTGTATACAAATTGGACTTTTATGAATACGATTAACTACTTTTTTATCAGCAAAATCCATTAATCCATTTTTACTTAAATAGGTTCTTTTTTCTTTGGTTTCAGCATTTGTAACAATAAATTCAACATTTTTATTAAAGTAAGAATATTCTTCTATAATATTACAAATTTCATCAAAATTAAAATTTATTGGTTCTGCACTAAATACCTCTTGACTTGGTTTGTATTCGATATAAGTACCTTGCGCCTGATTATTTAAAGGACGTTTTTGGCACTTATCCCATTTTGGGATTCCTTTTTCGAATTCCATATACCATTCAGCGTCGTCACGGTAGCTCGAAATTTTAAACCAATCTGACGAACAACATGTCGCAGCACTACCAGTACCATTAAGTCCACGTGATTTACCACCATAAGCATTATCATTAAATTTGGCACCGGAGTGATTTTCCGTTAAAAGATTTATCATTACTTCTTTTGAAAAATCATTTGAACCATGTGGCATTCCACGTCCATAGTCACGACAGCTTGCCCAATCTGGACCAATTGTAATTTCTATTTTTGTTGCTGTATCACATACTAGAGCTTCATCCGTAGCGTTATTCACTAATTCTAGTAATCCTGCAATTACTCCGGTATGATCCGCAGACCCGAGATAAATTCCAATACGTGTTCTCACCCCTTCTCTGAAGGTTAATTGCTCTATAGATTGAGCATTATATTCCATATATTTTCTCCTTTAACTCTTCCCAAGTTATATTATGACCTTTTTTATAATACATCTTTTCTAAACGTATATTATGTTGTTTACAATAGTCTTCCTTTTGTTTATCATGTTTGATTAAATCTTCCGAATAAAATTCATTAGATGGATAAAGATGTTGTTCTCCTTGAAATTCTAAAAGACATAGTAGCTTATCATTATCAAATATAGCGAAGTCAAATCTTAATGGTAACTGATCTTTTAAGTCATCAAAAATATATTCTTGTTTAAAATTAATATTCTGTTCTTTTAATAATTGGGCAATTTGAAATTCACCTTTTGAACGCATACATCCACAGCTTGTGGTGTCTCCATAAGTTAAATATTGATGTTGAATTTCACAGTAGTTACCACAATCACATAAACATTTATATAATCTACTGCGCTTTCCATTAGGATGGGTAACAAATCCAGCTTCTTCTAATACAAGAAGTTTACCAAATTTTTGTCCTACTAATGTACCCGCACGAGCTATATTTGATTCAGCCGCGCGCCTACGCTGGTAACACCCGCACGATTTTGTATTGCCATTACGAAGACTTTTTCCTAAAACGTCAATCTCATTACCACATGAACAACGACAATGCCACATTGCTCGACCAGATTTATTATTTTCTGTTCTATATAATACAGTTAATTCACCATATTTTTTCCCTGTTTCATCAATAAAATTATGATTTGGCATTTTATACACCTCCTTATTCCTATTTATAAGTAGCTGGAATAAATGGGAGATACGTTAATTTATACCAGTAAAAGTTACTGTATCTTCAAACTTTTTAGCACACTTATCACACCACGGACTAATCCACCCCATCGAAATTTTCGTGGCTGGTTGTCCGCAACGTATACAAATCTTTCTTGAAAGTTTCCTATACTTATTAATTATATTATAAACTTCATCTGGCGCGCCAAAATCATACCACCTAAGTTCTCCATATTTTTCTTTTACATCGACAATTTCATAGTCATATAGACAATCATTTTTTATTAGGGCTTCTCTTATTTCCTCACACATTTGTATTCCAAAAGCGCGGCGCCACCCAGAAGGCATTAAATCAAGTATTATATAATTACAATCTTCTTCGGGTTTTCTTGTCCAATTGTTATGAACTATTAGAAAAGGATACCGTTCACATAGAGCTTTATTATAAATTTTTTCAATTCTTTCTTTATCCATTATCTTCTCCTTCCCAGTTTGGTGGAACAAATTTATCAGCCGGCCGCCAACGCCATCCATTATTGTCCCATATGAGGAAATAAGTGTGATGGAAGGTTGGGTCGCAATAGGTATCGAGAACTTGGTAGATTTTTTGATTATCGATTCTTTTTACTTTAAACATTAGTTTTCCTCAATAACTTCAAAAGAATCTACTCCTGGAATAATTGCACAACCCCCGACCGTCGTATGGATTTGTCCTGCGTCGTCAATTCTTTCAACGATACCTTCTTTGCCCCAATATTGCGGTTCACCATCCATATAAATGATTCTGATTTTGTCTCCAACTTTTGCTTTCATTTTTTATTTACTCCTTTCCATTATATTTATATTATAGAAGAATTTTTAAGAAAAGGCAAATTTGGAGATTTAAGCGGTAGTTTTATCACTTATATAAGACAGATATTTTTTGACTAGTTATAAGGAGGTTTTATGAATACGGAAGAAATTATTGAATATATAATGACCACTCCTGGTAATGTAAATTGGAATGTTTTAAAATTTTTATTAGATGAAACAGTTGATAAAAAAGGCTTAAAAAAATATGTACAATTAACTCCTAATAATATGAATAGACAAGTTGTACGTAGTTTTTTTGGTAGTTCCGGCGGCGGTAGTGTAGTTGGAACGGCAATTGTTGGAACTAGTTTAGTAGGAGGTTAATTAAATGGCATACGAAAAACAAACATGGGTTAATGGTGATGTAATAACTGCTGAAGCACTTAATCATATGGAGCAAGGTATTACCGAAGCTTCGAGTGGGGGTACTGATGACTATCTCGTTAATATCACATATGACTCTTCTCAAGGCACATTTATAGCGGACAAAACTATAGATGAAATGAACACAGCATATGAAGCAGGCAAAAGCGTAAAAGCGGTTGCTATGGACGGTACTATTTGCTCATGTGTTGACCGTAACGAATCCCTCGGTGGTATAACCTTTGAGTTTACAGGACTTGGGCAGATAGACAACTTTTACAATAATAGCACGCAAACTATAATGCATATATATTGTATTTCTATCTCATCAGGTCAAGGTGTGCAATTTGTTGTAAAAACTACACAACTTACATTCGCATAGCAATTGAAAAATAGAATATAATTAACTCTAAAAAGGAGGTTAAATAAATGACGACAACTCAAATAATCGACCATATAATGTCAACTCCCCACAACGTTAACTGGAACGTTCTCTCCACAATGTTAGGGGACGGTGACTGGTCAAAATTAAAAGCCTACGTGGAACAAACACCACGTAATATGAATAGAAAGGTATTGGAAGTATTTTTAGGTTCTGGTTCGAGAGTTGCGGTTGTAGGAACTGCAGTAGTAGGAAGAGATACAGTGGGGTGATAAGATATGAGTTATGAAAAACATACCTGGGAAACAGGTGAGACAATTACAGCAGAAAAGCTTAATAATTTGGAGAATGGAGTAGCTTCTTCTGGTGAAGGAAACGGAGATATTTTTAAAGTTAATTTTGTAATGGAATCTGGCAGCAACAATATAGTTAGTAATAAAACACAAAAAGATATTTGCGATGCTTTTGACGAAGACAAACCTGTTTTTGGTTTTGCGAGAATAGGTGGCGGTGGAGTTTATTGTTTATCATCTGTTTATTATAATGACGATTATTATTCAACCACATTTTTTAGTGTAACTCCTCAAGGTATAATGCTTATGAAACCTGTAAATAATACGGCGGATAATACTTTATGGAACACAACAAAAATGACTATTAACTAATGTATTATGTTGTATTATATTGTCGCAGAGGATTAAAACTGAAATTGGAAAGTAACCAATGACAGATATTTTAATTAGTTATAAAGGAGGTTAACCTAGCCAATGAAACCAATAGATTACATATACAAAAATCTCGGTCATCTCAATATGACTGTTTTAAAACAACTCATAATCGATGCGGGTGAAACCGTTTCGGAAGAAATTTACGATTACTTAAGAGAGACTCCGTGGAATACGAATATGGCGATTTTGAAGCAGATGGGATTGGACATAGAAAGATCGAAAAAAGGATGAAAGTGAATCAGATAGAGATGACATTACTTTCCCTTTTACGGTAAAAATGGATGTTAATAGATATTACGAAGAGGGTGATTATGACTATGAGCCTGGTACGTATAATTATTTCGGTACCAAAAGTATTAATAAAAAATGGAACCCAGATGTGACCTCGGTAAAAATTTCG